CTGGTGTTACCTTGTACTAGGTTATTTCAAGACCTTGAATAATATTTTGGAAAACTATCAATAGATCTATCCAATAGATTTAACGATTTTTATTTGCCAGTGGCATTCCTTTATAAAATTTCTTAGGAACATTAAAGGGGATTTTAAAATCCTTCTTTAATACTCGAATTAATATCTTACAAGTAAAATGACTAGAAATATTTTTATTAAAATCTAGGGGACTGTTAGCAGCAAGTAATCCTTTATCTCTTGATATAAGAGATATTGGACCACGAGCTAATAACATAATCTCACCTAAGAATTCCAATGGGAATTCTAAGGTAGGATCAATATCCTTTTGTAATAAAGGAATTATTGATATTCCGGAAAGTGGAGTAACCATATGACCGGAAGAGAAAGAGTTATAATAGACAGCCAGTTTATCTGAAATTTCTGTTTCAGCCCTTATAAAAGGCGAAGAAACAAGAATTCAGAATTCACTGAATGCTTTTATCTTTTCTAATTCTTCCCCTTTCAAATTAATACTTTTTGTTCAAGCCTCAATTAAGGGGTTATGATCAAAAGCAAGTGTATTAACTTGAAAAGCTGCTTGTTGAAAAAGTTTTTGAGTCAAGGTAGAAATACCTTTATCTAAACTAATTCAGTAACGCAGAGGCATATCATTGAGGTATGAACCTAAGTCTTCATCAAGAAAAGGTGAAGTTGAATGAATTTCATTCAATTGCCTTCTATATAGATGTTGACCGGTTTGTAGTTCTTTAGTATAATTTCTACGAAAGTAGATTAGACCAGAGAATATACCAAAAATGGTTAAGAAGTGCTCTAAAGTTAAACCTTTAGAGTCCTCAAGTTTTAAAGACCCAACTTTAAAAGGTCCACTCAAATTAGGATTTAATAAATCTCAATTTGGGGCTATAATCTCTACCAGCTGCCTAAAAGGTCTGTTTACAGAACAGTTAGACATTGTTGTTAAAAGGTTAGTACAAAAAGTTATAAAACTTTGAAACTCACCTAATAATAACAAACCAAGTGGTAATGGAGAGATATTATCACCATTAAGCATAAGTTTAGATGCAAATTCTCAAGAATTATATCCATCATGTGGAATAATTGACTTGGGAATTGAAATATCTATTCCTAAAGCTTTAATGATTTTAGTATACTCTTCAGCAACTGATTTATTTGCAATAGCAACATCATCACCTAAGATTATATAATCTTGGAAATTATGAATGTTATTACGCAAAGCAGCTAAACGAACCAAAATATGGTGAGTATAAGCTATGGTTGATCATGATGAATAGAGTCCTATTCCTTGTCCAACAGAATATTTGTAATATTTACTGTTAGGTGCAAGAAAGGGACGTTCTGTCATAATGAACTCTCAAGCTTTACAACCAATTTCGGATAGTCCACAAAGATTTAAAATCTTTCTCTGTAAAGAGATAGGTATACGATCTGTGGCTGCTGATAAATCAAAACATCAAACCTGCTTTCCATCTTGATATCAAAGTTTTGCTATTTTGATGGATGAAGTTTGATCATGGGTATAATCTGTACTTAATTTCTTAAGTTTAGAAAATATTACATGATGAAGGGGTGAAAGGACTGATTGAGAAATTCAATCAGCAAGTGCAATAATACGCACTTTACCAATACCATCAGAGAATCAAGAAAGAGTTCGTAATGAACCTCCTTGTTTCTTAGAAAATATTTTTGAAAAGACAGTAAAACTAGAAAATTCTTCTAATTTATCTGATCCTAATCAATTAATAAGATCTTTTGGACTTGTAATTCCAAATGATGGTCCGAATTTTATTAATTTTCGAAATTCTTGAATAAAGAGATCTATTATTTCTAATATTTCTTTATCTCGATTTAAGACTATTAATTCTATTAAAATTCGTTGTGGTCCTTTACCTATAGGTCCAGAAGTAATTCAATTCCCTATTCTTAATGAACCGGGAGTAAATTTAAATCTGTGATCTATATTTGATGTTAACTTGGTACCTGAAAATGAAAGATTAGAACCTAAAACTTTCCAATTCGAGGAAATTTCCTTAGTAACTAATTCTAAAGATAAAATACTGTCCTTCTTTAAGGAATCAGTAATTGTCTTAGTATTAATTACTAGAGGTGATTCTAGAGAACGGTATAGTCGTATGAATGATAAAATAAGAACTTTATCAAAAAGTGTTACTTTATTTATTAAAGAGATTAAATTCTTTAAGTATAAGGGTACTCCTTCAGGAGTACACTTACGTCAAAAATTTCCTGTATTTGCAGGAGTAATGACACCTATAAGAATATAATTCTTAATAAGTAAGTAATCACTTTTTAGACAAAATCTTATATGATTTCAGTCTATCGACTTGAACCATGATTTGTGAACATCAACGATGTTCTTTATTAATGGTAATACTATTGGCGAAAAGAAAGGAGAGAGAAAATCTCATCTCTTATCTATCGCTTGTAGTGCCTTCTCTCGAAGATCTTCTTTCGAAGATTTGGGAAGTCTAGGTGCTTTCACACATTTTCTATGAAAATATGTTGCCCTGTAAACTAGACCTCCAAAGGCGCTATGAGATTTACGGGTTCAAGACTTAATAATAATTAATGTTATTGTTC